GGGTGTCATTGTAATACCAATGGTGCCCGTTTTACCACCTGCACCACCCCGTAAAACGCGGGCCACCAACTCACCCCAAACATCAACACCAACGGGCTCATCGATGGCCACATACAAAATTGTTGAGGATGCGAGCCCCAAACCTTGGTTTGCAGTTTTCACCATTATCAACGACCCATTACGGAATCGTATAACGGGATGGATGCCACGGAAGCCACGCCCCGGTACAAATTCACACTCGGGGTGCAATTCGTTTTTGGGGCACATGTTGTATAGCTTTTCTTGAATCGTAATGCTTTGTTGATGGCTATGGGTAATTAGAAATGCTTGTATTGGCGGCGGGTCGGTTTGTATATACGGATGCGTACCCAAACAACGGTGTATAAGCTCGGCACACGCGGCCATTGTTTTACCAACTTGGTTACCGCCCAACAACAATTTGATTTTGGATCTATCGCACATCCACGCATATTGCGGTGGCGTGGGCCGGAAATATGCCAACGGGTTAACGCTTGCCCGGCTTTTCATTGTGCGTATGTTGCGGGTTATCGATTTGATACTCATATGGTACGCCCAAATGCAACGATGCCTCGCGAACCACAACCGATACCGGATCCCCGCGCAATTCGGCAATTACTACACACGTTTGTAAAAAATTTCTTGCCCGCGGCTCTACACCTTGCCGCCATTTTATAACCATTGTTGGGTTGCCTCGTATTTGATCGGCCAACCATGTTATGGGCCGATCGTGGGCCGTTAAATTGCGGCGCACCCACTCGCCAAAATTGGCCATGCGTTTGGTTTTCATCATTTACCCCGTGGCAATCACATGGATCGCACCCGCAAACCGGGCACGCCATTATTTGCGTGTTGTTATATACTCTATACATTTATCGTAATCCCCATGTTTGGTGCACGCCTCAAACGCCGCCAAACTGTTTGCAACGTTGGCCATTTCCTCGCACTCGGATTGGGCCGCGCCTGCACCATTGGTTTGCAATCTGCAGAACATTTCACGGCATAACAACGCACCATTGGTGGCCATGTAATCCGCACCACATGCAACGGTTAACAAATCGGTTGCCGTTAGATTTTTCTCGATATCGTTGCGTGCATCAAACGCCGCGCGCAAATCCGCAATTTGTTGGCCCAAACCCGCGTTTGGATCTGTTTCTGGTTGGCGGCTATGTATCCACAACACAACGGCCACGGTTGAAAATACACCACCAAATGCGCCCAATGTTATTGCTTGTATTATGCTCATTTTGTTACCTCTATATCGTTTGCAACCTCATTGCCCCATGTATCCCAACCATCAGATTTTACACGGGCAAACAATTCTAATTTCTTTTGTGTAGGGAACATCAGATCAATACGTTTACGTACTTCATGGGGCTTTTCACTATGGCGGCCCCGCAATTCTTGTACATATTGGCGTACATTTCTGGCCCCGCGTGGTGTTGGTATTTTGCCACGTTTGCCCAAAATCACCAATTCGCATTGGCTCATTGTGTAATATCCGGGATTTAAGCGCATTTTATCCCAAACAAATGCCACGGTTACATATATAAAACCCCATGCACTCATTAGATCAATCGCTTGATTAAGATGCGGGCTTGATGTCCACATAAACAACAATGCGTTATCATTACATAAATCTACAATGGGCAATTGTTTTAACTCGTTTAAAACCATTGTTGGGTAATGCGAAATGGCACCACCGGTTGTTGGCCCTGCTTTGCCGGCGTGTTGATTTTGGCCTTTATAATCCCACGGTGGATCGGCGTATATAATATCGTACATTATGCTTTTACCCCTTGTATTGGTATCACGTTTGCCAATTCTTGTACATTTCTTTCGAGGCGTTGGCGCAATACGGGTGGCAACGTAATAATGGCGTTGGTTATTTCTGTGATCAATTGTTCATCCGTTAAACCTTCCATATCATCACCCATTTGCCGTTCGGCCTCAATTTGTCGTATTTGTGCAACCACCTGTAACAATTGCCGTTGCAACGCCGCGTACGCTTGCCATGATTCGGCCGCTTGCGCACGGTTAATGGCATCATTTAGATCCACGGCCTGTTGTTTCAATAAATCGTATGTATCGGTAGGCAATTCCATTTTTTCGGTTTGCTGCGTTTCAACCCGGCCATCTTTAACAAACGCGTGCCGCCTTTCCATAATCCACGCCGCGGCTTTCCAATCTTTTGTTGCGTGTTCTTGAATTAAAGCCAACATTCGATCGCCGTTTTCGGCCTCGGCTTGCAATACGTTGGTGCGGAAATCTACAAACTTGCCATGCGGTGCCGTTTGGCCTTGTTTCATCCAATTGTAAAATGTTGATTCATGCACGCCCGCAATATTGCACGCCATCCGATACGAAGATCCACGGCGCACCGCCTCCACAATAATTGGAGCTGCTTTTTCAAACTTGCCAATTTTAGTTTTGTGCGTTTTGGCCACGGGCTTTGCCGTGGTTTTGCGTTTGGGTGGTTTGGGTGTCTTATTTGCCATTTTTAGTGCCTCTAAAATTTGGTTTTTTCTGGAAAAAATTAAGCATATCAAAAAAATATCGCGGTGTGCAGTGCGGGGGGTGGGTTGGCGCCACACACACGGCCCCATGGGGTGTTGGGGTGCGTGTTGGTGGGTGGGTTTGGGTGTCTATATAAAATCCTCGCTACTTTCATCATCTTGATCGGCCACCTGTTCGGGTGTGGGTATTGGATCGTAATCACTTTTAAACTCATCTAACCAATGTTGCCATGTGCCTGCATAGATATTCATATCGTATTCAAAATCGTTACGCGTTTCCATCCATACACGCAATTGGGATGCCAAACCCTCGGTTGTGTTGCCATCATCCAATGTTATTACAAACAATTCATTGCCCACGCCCATAGCTGTATGGGCCACGTGTAACAATGTGGAGCGCAAACCATGCCGGCGTTGTTCCTCAACTTCATCATCACCAAAACACCCGGCCAATATGTTTGCGTGTTGGGATACAACAATGCAGGGATCCAAATTCATATGGGCCACCAATCGGTTGTGTAACCATGCAACGCGCATAACCCATGTATCCGGATCGCATTGGTATGGTGCAATAACGAATTGTGTTTTGATCATTGTTGGCCCCGCATGCGTGCGCGTTGATCATACCAACGGCGGCGGCGCATATCTCGTTGGCGTTTCTGCTCACCGGGTTGTTGTGGTTTTAATTCGCCATCTTTCCACATACGATATGCAATGGCGGTGGCTTGCCGTTGTGGGTAGCCCTCGCGGCGTAACATAATGATTTTGCGCGATATCGCATATTGTTTGTATTCGGATGGTGTCATATTCG